TGTCTGCGAGTATCCAACACCACCATCATTAGTGATAGTGATTGAAGTAACCACACCCGCACTAATAGATGCTGTTGCTTCTGCTCTAGCAGTTGTTCCCAATCCAACAGGATTCTGAATAGTAACTTCAGGAGCAGATGTATATCCTCTACCACCAGTTGATATTGCAACTGATATTACAGTAGAACCCGAACCAATGTATGCGGTTGCTGCTGCACCAAGTTTATCATCTTGAGAAACTATGGTAACACTCTTCTGGAAATCAGTACTTACTTCACTCTCAGATTGATTATCAAAGAATGGTCTTAAATTATCAACATAAGCAATAGTAGTACCAACACCAACGGGTTGAGTCAAATATGCATATGGGAAGATATTAGCATCATATAATTCACGATCTTTTCCAACAACCTTACCATCAATATACTTGTCTTCAAGTTGTCTAGTCCAAGTAACAGATCTTTGTAAATTACTGTCTTCAATTAATCCAGGCCCAAAGTAAATGTTTGAATCTACTGAGTTGGTAGAAGTAACCTGTTGAACTGTTCTAGTATCTTGCTGTAACCACTTCTTATCATCATTAACTCTAGAATCATACTCAAGTCTTAAATCATCACCTTTTTTGACTGTTTCTATAATATCAACATCAATAACGTCACCACCACCAGTTCCTTTGTAGAAGATAAACTTCATGGTGTCACCAGAATACATTCCATCAGCAGATGGACCTTTTGGTGCCTCAGTGAAGGTTATCTGACTTCCTCCTTCAAATTCATATCCCTTTCCAGGAACCTGTAGAATATCATTAATAAAGACAAGAAGGGTATCTTGAATTGTAATTAAAGACCCTTTCTTCGCTTGTATTGATAATACACTACCACCAAGAGTAATTGGGAAAGTTGTTCTAACTCCATCAAACAAACTAGAGAAGTTATCAAGAACTTGTAGTTGTCCTACAGACCATCCAGTGAATATATCACGATCAGTTTCTAATATTTCTAACTTAAATTCATTGAAATTAGCACTTGATGTTGTTGGAATTCCTGTTGTTCCACTTAATGGTAATGTTAAAATATGTCCGACATTATATCCATAACCAGTATTCTTTATTGTAAAGTCGATTACAGTAGAACCTTGACTTACAACTACATCAGCAGTTGCTTGTAATCCACCTGTACCAGGAGAAGTTGAACTATATGCAAGTGGAATATCAGTATAAGATAGAGGATCGTCAATTACAACATTCATCAATCTCTCAATACTTCCACCTCTTGCATACAAGTGCTGGTATTCTGATTTACCACTATTAATTGTGAATGACTTAGTATCGATTACTGTAAGAATAGTCATTCCACCAGCACCAGAATCAGTACCTCTAGGAACTAATAATGCTTCCTGTATTACTCCCCCACCTTGATAGTATTTCGCAAGTGTTGCTATTCCAGCACTTATTGAAAGTTCTGTAACTGTTGTACCAATTCCAACAACTTCCATACCACGATAATTATCAGTTGGTACTCTTGGATAGGTATGATTTGTAGCATTACCATCCTTAGTGCAATTGAAACTTAATGAATCTGTGGCAATCTTAATATTTCTTCCCTTTCTCAAACTATGACCCATACCAACGTTAAGTACAAGATCACCAGTTGATGCGTTGTATGATGTGGCAGAACTTCCAGAACCAACAGCAACGTTATAATATACGGTTGTTGTTACACCAACATTAAGAGTAATTGTAGTAGTTGTTGTTGATGCAATTGAAACTGCATTTGCTGATATAGGATCAGTAGATCTAGGATATGCATGGTAACTACTGTTTCCATCCATATCACAAGTGAAGAATAGAGACTCATCTACAAGTCTTACACTTCTTCCAGTAAGTAGTCCATGAGTATCATCAAGAGTTAATACAAGTACTCCAGTTGTAGGTGTATATACAGCATTTGTAACATTATGAGTGGTAATAGGAGTGGTTCCAACATTAACAGTAATCGTAGTTGTTGTAAATCCAGTAATAGCAATATTTGAATCATCAGCAATAGGATCATTTGCACGAGGATATGCATGATCAGTATTATGCTGATCCATCGCACAAGAGAATGTTATTGCACTTGTTGCAATACCAACAGTATTACCTGTGTTTAATCCATGTCCTACAATTGTAAGAGTTAATTCACCAGTTGTTGCATTATACTCTGCATCCGTAGGAGTCATTGTACCAACTCCTGTTGCAGTAACTCCACCATCAACTGCACTTACAAAGGTGTGAAGATAACTACCACCAGATCTCACTCCACCCTTAGTAGCATAAGCAAAGTTGTGACTGTAATTACCACCAGAAACTATAGCACTAGTTGCAGCACTAACAAATGTATGAACATATTGATCATTCTCACCAGCAGAACCTACATTAACTGTAATTGTTGCACCTTGATGAATAAGTCCATCTGCTTTTGCTGATACAAATGTATGAGTACTTGTATTAGTGGAAGGTGCATTAGTTAATACATTAACTCTAAAGGTATTAGTTGTCTTATTTGAAATTGTTAACCATTCACCACTAACAGGATCTGTTGCTCTAGGATATTCATGCTGAGTCTTATGATCGTTATAAGCACAAGTGAATGTTAATGACCCATCAACTAATCTTATCTTATCACCATTAGAGAACCCATGAGAAGGAACTGTAAGGGTCAATACACCAGTAGTGGGGTTATATGATGCATTTGTTACTGTATATGCTGTACCATCATTTGTAATCTCAACAGAAGTATCGTATGCAGCATCCTTTCCGTGAGGATAATAATCAGTAGTAAGACCAGAATGACCAGTAAATGCTAATCCAGTTAGGATGGCAGTATCACCAACCTTCATCTTATGACCGTATCCTATATGACCACCAGAAGAATAAGTATGAGTTAATGTACTAATACCAGCAGTAAATTTAATGGAACTAGGATCAGGAATACTTACTATAGTAAATGTATCTCCTGTTGCAGTTTCTTCATAGAACGCAGAACTTAAATTCGGCCAAGTAGTTGAACCATAAGAAACTCCAGAACGAGCAAGTCCGACATTTAATCCAGCAAGAGTGAAACTTCTACCAACACCAGTTGCATGAGCAAACTTATGAGGTTCTGATAAAGTAACCGTACCTACACCCACTACATTATCATACGTGAAGGTTGTAACTCCTACAGTATTGAGTCCAACACTCACTGTCATAATACCGCTTGTATGACCGAAAGATGCAGTCGATATTGACATCGACTTAGCATAATTACAGGTCATTGCCAATCCAGTAACCTTAACCTCGTCACCAACTAACAATCCATGTGGTTTTGTTGTAGTGATTGTTGTAATACCAGTTACTGAACTATATCCAGCATTAGTAATATCTCTTGGAGTGTAAATTATTCCAGTATTAGTAATTGCAATTCCTGTTATATTACCATCAGTAATCTGTGCGGTACCTATACCAATAAAGGAAGATCTATCAAGGAAACTCTGAGCGTCTAAGTTACTTGCAGTTTGTATCGCAACATTAACTGTTTGAAGACCTACTCTATATCCAGAACCAGTATTACCGATAGTAATATTACTAATAGTACCTGCAGAAGAAACAGTAACCGTACCACCAGCAGATATTAGTGACTGATATCCAAATCCATCAGTTGAACTAACAGAAACAATAATACCACCAACAGGAATATTTGCATTGTTTGGATCAAATCCAACAGAACTTGCTGTTCCTGTGAATGATATAGAAGAACCACTTCCAACTTCACTCATTGTGTAGTTGTTAGATGCTCCTGGTCCTTGGAATACACCATTGATTATGATAATACCATTATTAGTAGCAATACCAGTAATGTTAGCTTTATCTACTGTTAATGGGAATTCTTTATCATATCCAGTAAATTTCTGAGAAATATCATCATAGAGATAGTTCTTCGTGTATGTTTCTTCACTACTATTCTCTACTCCAGAACGAATAAAGACTCTACCTTGGAAACTAGATGCTGTAGTAATTCCTAGATAATCCCTCTGATCTGGTGGATTGGTTGTAGAACCAAAAGGTTGTGCTCCATGAGGTGGTTCAATGAAATGAATTTCATTATCAACAATATTATAGTGACCTCTAATCTTCTGTACTAATGCTCCAGTATCAAATCCTACTTCATTTGTTCCTAACCAACCACGTCTAACTTTTATCTGGTTTGTTGATCCAATACCAACAGAAAGTATCTTCATACATTCTATCGTATTACCACTACCAACTTGAATATAATCTGCTCCAGCAAATGATGATATACCTGCAAATTTAATAACGTCCTGTGCCAGTGCAGCATTATCTGATAAATGCGTAGTAACAGATGTTCCTGCAATTGGTGATTGAATCATATTATCAACCAACATTAGAACTTTTTGATTCTGATTTGTTGAGGTTAATGAGTGTGATGTACCAATACCAACAGAAGTAAAGTCCAATTCAACAGGACTGGATTTCAATGCATCTTCAGCACTTCTTGCAAGTTTAATGATATTCTCACTTTGCTTAATAACAAAAACTGATGATGGCATTTGAGTAGTTGATCCAACACCAGCAAAACTAGTATTTGCAATACTAATAGCATCTGTACCAAATCCACTTGAAACTGAATACTTAATTTCTTCACCAGTTACAAAGAAATGGTTTGGTATCTCAAGTGTGTTATTAGTTACATCAACAGAAACTGCACTTGATCCATCAAAGTTTCTCTTAAAGATATCCTCGTTATTATAAGTTAAATTAAATCTCTTCTTAACTGTAGTCTCTGTTCCTTCATATGTTGAACCATTTGTTTCAAGGGTTGCGTTATTAAATTCTTTTAATATATCACCACCCAATTCTCTGCCACCAGGACTTACATTAGTATTCTCATCAACCCTCATAGCATTCATGAAGATCTTAGTATGAATATCCCTACCAGAAGCAGGTCTAAATGTAATTTCTGTCCTATCTCCTATACCTCTTCTTCCATCGATAGTACCCAAATCAGTGAAAGCAGTACCAACCTGAATATCACCATATTGAGTTATGTATACCGTATCATTTCCATTTTCGGCATAGTCATCAATAATAATACCTTCTGTCAGAGAGTGTGAATTAGTTGCAGTATCAGTTGCTTGAACTATAAAGTATGCTGCATCATAATCATCACCATAACTTCCTATTCCAATAGCATCAGGATCAGCAGCCGCTTCCATAAACGCACTTTGCGTCTGCATTGAACCATACTTAAATTCGTATGATGTCTCTGCTACATTCTTATATCTTTCAGTAGAGAATGCTACAGCAATTGCATTTACATATGATGTAGTAAATCCAGCATCAGGTGTAAATTTAAAAACTATATCCTCACCATTCATATAAGAATAGTAAGTTCCAATATTACCTGCTGATGAATATGGATCAAGATAACTGTGAATAGTTAATTGACCAAATTCTTGCCATGAAACCTGAGTTCCATCACATATCAAACTTACTTCATCATATTCAACATCTCCAGTATCAGTTTCAACAGTAACTAATATTTTTGCAGATCTAGTACCAGATATATTAGTTCCAACTCCAACAAATCTAAACACTTCATCTGCAGCACCACCTGCTATTTGAACATTAGTACTTGCAATACTAATTAAAGATCCAGTAAAGTCTGTTGATATACCGAGAGTAGTGCTTCCAATAGATGCAACTGAAGTTTGAATTCCAAGTACATTCTGGTCAAGGTTATAAGAGAAAGTTCTTATATTGTAATTATTAACTTCATACTTAGTTGGATAGTATCTAAGAACAGTTTCACCACCCTCATATATGTAATCAAAACTTCCAAGATCTTCAACAGTACTCATATCACCGTACTGGTTAATCATAGAGAAACCACGGTCAATATCGTGTAAAGCATTAACTATCATTAACTGCCTTTCACCACCATATAATCGGTCTCTTACATAACAAATAATCTTTTGAGATCTACCATCTTTAATTGATTGTCTGAATACATCCGCATATCTTGAAGTTCTTGCATTATCATCAAACAAACTACTAACATCATCTACATTTAAAACTCTGTTTCCGATAGATTGAGCATAATCGGTAAGAATACGATTCTCAAAAACAATCTCATTAGAAAATACTTTATCACCAACAATATTGTTTTCAGTAACTAAATCGAATGTTTCAACAGAATGTAAACTTTCCCAACCATGGAAATCTACTACAACATCAGTTGTACTTTCAACAACAGGAAGAAGAGTATTAGCATCTTCCTCTTCTTGCGTTGATTCTAATTGTAAATCACTAAACTTCTTAAATCCTGCAGCATGGTTTAAAGCACCTACAACATCTTTCCAATCTTCAAAGGTAACTCTAGATTTAATAGCATAAGAGAAATTCTGATAGTACTCATTATCATGAATTCTTTGTAATTCGTCATTTAAGAATCCTGTAGTATATTCCCAACCATTCTCAACAATAGAATAGTAATCTAAATCATAACTTGTATCAGATTGCAATTTACCAACAATCTTTCCTCTAGAACCAGTCTCTAAAGATTCAACAATATTACCAACTACAAAATCTCTATTACTCTCTACTACCAATTCTCCAGATTCTGCATCCCATTTAAAGACATCACCAACTGCATTACCGTCAGTTACGCTTTCCTCTGGATTAAACTGATTACTCTTAAGAATAGAATCAAAATGTGGGAAATATTTTTCTGGAGTAATGATTCCAGCAGAAAGAGTGCTATTAAATGAACCAGGTAACTGATTAGCATCCTTATCAAGGAAATCTTCCAAACTGTAAGTCAATGTTGGATATGAACCCAAATTGGTAGTAACACCAGTTATTGTGAATAAATTGTAATCATAATCACTAGAGTTATAACCAAGTCCAGTTGATCCAACACCAACACTAACATTCTCAACTATAATTCTATCCCCAACTTCAAATGTAAAATCTTGAGTTCTACTTACGGGATTCTTTAATGTTGCAGTTACTACTTGAGTATTAGTATTATAACTGAAATCCTTCATCCTAACACCATTAGGATTGCCAATAGGTCGAATTATAGGAGTTGTGTTAAACAAACTATTTGTATTCTCAAGAATCTCAACATGTGCTCCAGAAGTATCAATATGATATCTTAAATCGACATCTGTAATTTGCTTTCTTGTTCTAGAATCAATAACCACTAGACTTGGTGGTGTATTATATCCTCTTCCCAAAGAAGTAACACCAACAAAGTCAAATCCTGTTAATGCATCAATCTTTAATATCTGAGGTAATCTAGCATCTGGTCTTAAAGTCTTATCAGTTGGATAATCAAATCCAATGTTTTCTATCTTAGTTTTTCTAACCTTTCCTATTGTTGTACTAGAAGATTCTAATATAACTCCAGTTCCTGTATCAGATGTTACCGTAGTAATTCCAGGTACTTCAGTATACCCATCACCACCACTAGTAATTTCAATATCCGTAATACGACCATAAGCAGTGGAAGCATTAGTATCGTATCCTAATTCAGATGTAGTACCAGAATATGATGCAACTTCAGGATAGTTGTCTATATCATATGTGAAGGTATTGTTTGATTGCTGTAGAATCTTATACCTTCCTGCATAATCACTATCCTTTATTATTACTTGGTTATAACCATCAACTGCATCGTCAATTACAAGGTCTTTATAAAGTTGAGGGTTTTGTGGTAAATCAGCAGGAGTTAATTTATAATAGAATACATCTGGAGTATCGGGATTAATAGCAAGTGTTACTTTAGCATCACTTGTTACACCTATAGTACCAGTTTTAACAATATCAAATTGTCTACTTGTCTTATTTGTCTCATATTTTTCAGTATAACTAGAATCATAATAGAATTCTAAATCGAATGCTGGATACTGTTCCGAACCTCTAGTATACGATAAAGTAGAATCTGATAAATCAAATGTTATATTAGAATCTCTATAAAATTCTAAAGGAGGATTAACAACACAAATTGTTCCTATATTAGCAGTTGTAATTCCAACAAAAGTAGGAATTGCTTTTTGTGTCTCATACTTGTTTAAACATAATTTAAATTTATTTCTATCGATAACATATACAAAATATTCTTGCTCATGAACTAATCCACCAGAAGGAGTTTCAGATTTATGAATTACTTTTTGTCCAGTAGATAATCTATGGTTAGTAATACTAATTGTATCAGGAATTCCTGTTAGTGATGTACTAGTTGTAACTCCACTTGCAGCAAAACCTAAACCACGAGTAATTACCTTTCTGTTTGGTTTGTCATACTGTACGGTTGTTATACCAGTATTCCTTGGATTAACACTAATATTAACTGTGTCATTATGACTTAATCCATGAGTTCCTGCAACAGCAACAGTTACCCTATTCTGCTCTATAGATCCTTTTATAACTTCATCATAATTGGTCTTAAAACTATGATAAACACCAGTTCCTACACCAGAGAAATAAACTAATCCAGTATGTGCTGTAGTTTCAGCAACTCCAGCAAATGATCCAGTTGAACCAAGTCCAACTTTTACAGAAGATATACCAATTAAATCATCACTAACTTTAGCAACGAAAACTGTTGGATATAATGAAAGACTTACTACAGTACCAATAGCAACATTATTAGCAGATGTAATAATTCCTATTGAAGTTCCAGTATTTGTGTTATAAGTTACCTCATCACCAGTTTCTAAACTATGACCTGGAATGAATATTGTTTGTGCGGGTATATAACGTGTAGTTTCTCCACTACCAGGATTTGCAAATTGAACTGTAGTACCAGACCCTACTACGGTACCAGCAGCACCTACAGGAGTAGCACTTCCCAATCCAACGGATTCTAGTGGATTGAAATAATACTCCCTATTAAATTCAGGACTATATGTTGTGTTGACACCTATATTAAAAGTAAATCTATTAGGAATTTCATAAATCTTAGTTGTCGCAGTATGAGACAATCCTGTCTGTTCTTTTAAATCTCTTAAAACTCTAACTCTAGAATTGATTCGATCTACGTTTAATACCTTAACATCCTCATCTCCAAAATTACCTGTTGTTAAAATACCAGTCAAACGTAATATATCATTTTCCTTTATTGCAGGATATACAAGATTTCCACTTACTGGAAGATATGTAACTATACCAGTTGCTCCAGGTGTTCCGATTGCAACAGATAGATTAAGTTGATTTGTAGTAACTCCAACCGTATAAGATCCTTCAAGTAAAGAAGAAGTTGTTGTGAATCCAGAAATTTCTAAAACTGTACCGTCTATAATACTATGACTAGTTGTACCTATTCCAGTAAATACACCTTTTCTACCTGATGGATAGAATTCAATATCATCCATCAAAATAGCATCTACACTAAGAGTTCCTATTCCTGGTCCAGAAACCTTTTTAACTCTTGCTGCAGCACTATATGAACTTTGTGTATCCTGCTCAAATACTACCTTATCACCAACTTTATAATTTGCACCACCAGTAACTATTCCAATATTATCTACACTACCTTTATCAACAAATTTAATAACAGAATCTTGTGTACTATAAGTGTAAGGTTCAATTACATAATCATATCCACTATTATCTTTATCTAAAGCATATGGGAATGTGTTTCTAACCCAATTTGTTTTGTTTAAGTCTATATCATCTTGGTTAGATAATCTTTCATAGTTAAATGACTCAGGTTTTGCAGTAAAGTTCTCACCAATTAAATATGGGAATGCTGGTTTCTTATAGTCCACAAAAGGACCAGTACCCTCTACATCTGATTCAAATGTAGCAAAGTATGCATAAGTACCATTTGGATATTCTGGTGTTACACAGAATCTTCCATTATTCTTATCTAAAACACCATCAGATGTATCATACGTCCACTCAAAATCTTCAACAAAGAATTCTTCTGGGAATACTGTGGTTGGAGGTCTATTTACTCTTGCACCAGCATTCTCTGTATATCCAGATCTCATTTGGACAATAGTTCCACCTGTCTTTGAAGTGTAACCATAAGGTCCATAAATTGGATAACCATCATATGCCCAACCAATAATAGGAGAATGCCTATCCTGTCCTATTTCTTGATTATTCTTAAGTGTTAAATCCTTCTTACCGTATAAAACATCTCCATCAGATCCAGATGTATAAAGGATCTTTCTTAATGCTCTAGGTGCATATGCATAAGAACATTGCAGATCAAATGCTCTATTTGTTGGTCTATCAATAAAGATATCATCATTAAGTAAATTGGCAAAATTCCTCTTAAAATTATTAACTGTCCATTGCTGTACCTTTGGTCTAAAGAATGAATTCTTTCCTGATGTTTCTACTTTAACTGTTGTAGTAGAAACTCCATAACCAATTCCACCCTTATTAACTTTTATAGAAATAATATTACCCTGTGCATTCATCTCAGGAACTAATTCAGCACCTGTTCCTAGACCACTGATGACTATATTTGGTGGAGTGTTATAATCTGTTCCACCAAGACTAACACTAACATCTACTATAGATCCTTCAGAAACTACAGGAGTTAAGTAAGCACCAGTTCCTTGATGCAAATTAACTTCTGGATTTCTTTCAAAATTAAGTATTTCAGATGCACCATATCCAACTCCATTTTCAGTTAAATGAATTGAAGTTATTTGACCCCTTACAATTGGTTGTGCGATACATTGGAAAGTATCACCTGAAATAGAAGATATTCCAACTGATCCAATTACTTCAACACTAATAGGTGGATAGTTAAAACTATGAGTTCCTATACCAGTAGATGTAAGATCCGCATATTGTTGGGTATTGTAATAGAAATCCTTTACAGTAGTTCCAACACCAACAGTAGCTAACTTAAATGAATCCTTATCAACAACTTTAACATAATAGTCGATTGTAGTTGAAAGACCAGATATTACAGTATTACTTCCATCACCAATATCTAAAGAATATTGGACAACTTCCAAATCTTTATAATCGTGATCGGGAACGTGTAATACATTTAACGCTGTATCAACACCAACTGGTTGAAGTGTTCTCTTCTTATTTTCATATCCAGAACCAGGGTTAGTAACCTGTATTGTACCTACAACTGCTTTACCATTTAATGATCTTAAAGCATGATTTCCTTCGCCATAATCAGTAAATCCTGTAGTACCAACACCAGCAATTGCACCATTTAATGAAGTATATAATTTAACATTCTTATTATCTACTACACCAACATAATAAATTGATCCTGTACTAAGTCCAGTTAAAGGTTTCTTACCAAATGTTTGATACTCAACTCTTTCACCATTTCTAAACTTGTGATAGGTAGTAAATCCAATAATAGAAGTGTCAATACCTATTTGAATAGAAGTGGATACACCTGTAGCATCAAAGGTAACTTCGTGAGGTACTGTAATTATTTTTGCTTCCGCAGTTGCTCCTTCTCCATTACCTCCAGTAATTTTTACGATAGGAACATCAATAAAATCAAACCCAGAATTTAGAACTCTAATCTCTTGAAAATTACCTTCAACTGCAACATATCCAGTCGCTCCAGACCCAACAGTATCATTAAGACCTAGTATGGGTGGATTTATCACATCATAGTTCTCACCGCCCTTGGTGACCTCTACAGAGTCGATCTGGCCTGCATATACAACGTCTCTAGACTTATAGTTTAAAACCTCTACACCATCAACAAGGATTCCTGTATATCCAATTGGTGTTGAATGAATTTCTCCATCATGAACTGGTTTAGATATCCTTCTTAATAGTTTTTGAGGTTGTATTTTCCTATCATGGAAATAATATTTTTCTACTATATTATCAGTAATAGTTACATAATCAGTATTTGTTTCAACCTGTGCAAAAATATTACCGTAAAGGTTTGGACGACTCTTTGCTAGTTTTACAATATTATCATCTATTCTTTTAACAAAATAAAGACCTTCATCAAATAACTGACTTTTAACCCATTCTTGACGAATAGTTTTCCCTGAAGAATCAATAGTATCAACCGCACCTTTTTCAGGAGTATAATAAATTGCATCTCCAGTGTAGAAGTTATGATCGATACCAGTTGTTAAAGTAATTTCCTCAGTTCCTTCTGCATATGTTCCTGAAATTTTTACCTTTTGATCTCTAGGATTTAACTTTAAATTACCATGAGCAGGTAATGAGTTTGAAGCAACTAAAACAGAATCAGATCCAACATAAACATTCTGAATATTAGCAATAAGTCTGTTTAAATCACCATGTATATTTGAATCAACTCTTGAAAAATCTCTACGTACATTAACAATAGTAGTTGTATCATTAGGAATTCCTTCACCACGAATTATAATTGTATTTTCATCATAAGCATCTCTTACTTCATATTGATTATCCAATAAAACATCATTCTTATCGTACAATCTTACATTATCACCAATTCTAAAAATATTAGGATCCTTAGTTGTTAGTTTGTAAGTAGAGTTTATTTGGTCAATTAACTTTAATTCTTTAATATCATAGTTCTGAATTGTGTTAAACAACCAATTATTCTGATTAAAACTAGTTCCAATATGTCCTAACGACTTAATTTTTATTTTTGCACCTTGATTATAATAACGAGTATCAGTTGGAACCTGTAATTGATTCAATACTGATCTAATTTTTACTCTTATTCCATCAGTTGTTCCAGATCCAGTCGAATAAGCAAAGGTATCTTGATCCACCAATGACATATCAGTGATTGATGAAGCAATCGAAGTTGTATTAATACCCAAAAACTGGTTAAGAGTCTTATAAGAATAGGTTGCTATTCCAGCAGTTCCATTAGAATAGGTGAACGAGAGGGTTCCTGAATTAGGAAATCCTAATGTTGAGTCAACATCAATGTAAGTTTGAGCGATTCCAACATCACCAACGATAATTGACTTAGCATGAGAAGAAAAATCACCATATAACAACTCTGTAGAACCGTCATTTTGGTTCCAAGAGGTATCTAAACTGATTTTATAGAAAATATTAGTGTTAATTCCAACATTTATACTCTCTACATGCGATACAGGAGCATATGCTTTTGGAATATTTTCAAATTCATCCTGAAAAAGGGTCTTATTGATTAAATCTAGAGGATCTCCTTGTACGGATTCGACAATTATGTCTCTTGTTTTCTTAAAATTGGCATTAGATGGCGAAACTACATGATCTATAGGTCTAATAAGTTGAGCATCTTCATTAAAAAGTGCCTTAAAGAGGATTTTAAAGGATTCGTCCGTTCCTCTTGTTGCATAAAAGTCCTTAGAATGCTTAATAAATTGTGCTTTATTTAAATCTTCGTCTAAATCTTTTTGAATTCCGTATAATAATTGATTTTTTATCTTTCTTAAGAACTCATCAAGGAATAAAACACTTAAATTCTCTACAATAACGTCTTCATCGTGTGCTGCAGCAATAGAAGTTGAGAAAATTAGGTCTTCTGGTTGTTCTGGGTTTGTAAAAGAGGTAATTCCACTAAATCCTCTAACACAATCAACAAATTTTATATCAGTTTTGCTTCCATATGATATAATTTCGTCCCCAATTTTAATTAATCCGTTATTTTCGGGAAATCCAGTCGTATTTTCTACATTAATAGAAGTATCAACCTCTTCAATTCTTGAAGTTAAAGTAGTACTCTTAACAATATTACCACATTCACTTAATTTGATGTAAGAATCAATATTATTAATTAAATCAATTGGACCACCTTGATATTCTTGTCCCTTATAATAAGCACTCAAAAATTCCCCAACCAAAGGAAACTCATCCCTCACATATGAAGGAAGTTGGTTCTTTACAATCTTATTAAGCTGAACTTTTTTTAGGGTCATTTGTTATCTGACGATGCTTCCTGCGGTATAACTTGGAGTAACAGTGTAAGTAGACCCTGATGGATCAGCACCTGATGTTATTTCATCAACAATCATATCAACATTACTTTTATCTAACTGTAAATAAAGATCCTGTAACCCAATCACGTCATTAGATTCTGGTATAGCGGAAATTTCTAATATTTCAACGCTGTCTTTAGATTTACCTGATACTATATTTATTGGGTTTAAAGTGATGCGTCCTTTGGTGTAGTCAATCTCACCAACATTCCTTCTTACGACTACAGGAGGTCCAGTTCTCTCTCCAGGTAATGTAAATAGTGAAATTTTACCTTTTTTCTTATCTGAATTGGGAATATCAAAAAGATAGACAGGATCAGTTATATCTAAGACCTTAAATGCCGTAGATCTAATATTATAACCTTCCATTGAAGAAATATGGAATTGATTACCAAAATCAACTGCATATTCCGCAAATTGATCGACAGCAATTCTTAAATCTCTTCTTATTTGAATTGTAGTGATATTTGAAGAAATAGATTCGTGACTTTGATCGATAATCTTCAAAAATTTACTATATTTGAATCTTGCCCCATATTTGTTCAATTCTGCAGATCCAGAATACTTATCAATATTGGATTTTGCCAATGTTGAAACATTAGCAACATTTTTTGCTAAATTTACGTTATAATAGACTTTACTATCAGTTTCAATAAACAAATACTTCAAATCTAAGATTTCTGGAACAATTCCTGCTACAGAATACTTTTTAAGGTCTCTTTTTATATTTTCCTTAATCGCATTCGATACAAAGTCACCAGTTCTTGGTTTAATGCTAATAAAGACCTTTCCATACTGTGGAGGAACTAATTCTTCACCACCATACACGGAAATTGACTCTGTTTCGGGATAAATCTTATTTGGGATTAAAATTTCATAGTCATTTGCAGTTAATGCCCTGTTTTGAGTCGCATATACCTGTGGAGCATACTTCTTAATGGATTCTGTGCTTTCAATTGCTTGGCCGCCCGATGAAGACTCATTAGCAGTCACTAAAGAGATTCCACTGGTAACATTTGTAGTAGAATCGTTGCGAGTATAGACTAATTTGCCACTAAAAGCGAAATTTGCAATACCATTAGCATCTTCACCAGTAGTTTTGATATAAGAGACGTTAATTTGGTTACCATCTTCCAATTTCTTACCAAAAATACCATCTCCGAAGATTATTTCATATTGTTCGTCTTCAATTTCCTGAATAAAGTAAATTGGAGATGATCCTGTAATTGTTGAACCAGAATCTGGGTCAAAAAGGTCATCTTGCCGAGTATAATTCAAAGAAACGGAAGAATTTGGACTTGGTTTAACAGAAACCTTAAGAGTGTCTAAATCAATTCCCGCATTTGATAAAATAAACTTGTTAAAGGGATTTCTAGTCGAATATTCAAAAGATTGTTCGATAACTTGACCTTCATATACCTCAACTTCGTCAAAACTTGCAATTCCGTCTACAACACTAACAGATTTATCTTCAGTAATCCCAAAAACGAAAGATTGACCATTGAATTGCTTAGAAGTACCAACAACAGCACCTTTTTTAAGAACTACAGTAGGTGGAGTTGGTGAAACTGATGAAATATCTGCAAAAAAGTTAATTTTTACTCTAGATGCCTTTTTTGACCTTGGTAAATATCCAATATTTCTTGCTAATGATACAACATTCTCTCTGAGAGTTGCACTATCAATAAAAACTTCATTTGACACCATATTGGCATTATATGAAGTAATATATGTGTTATATGCTAAGACATTTAGAATCGTCGATAAATTAGATCCCTCAAAATCGTAATCAGTAAAGTCTGAGTTTGATTTTAGATAATCTTTAAGCGTAGATTTAATCTGGTCAAAATCTAGACCAGTAAAGTTTAAAAGTGGCATTTATCTTGACGGTAATAACACAAATTCTAATTCTTGAGGAGGAGAATCGGCACCAAGTATTTGATATGTCACTACAACGTTAAATTCGTTGTTATCATAGTTAGGAATTGAGTCAACACTGATTAATGTGACCCTTGGTTCATAAGTTTTAATAGAATATTCAATTTCTTCACGAATTGTGATGGCAGATACCTCATCTACATTCTCAAATAAGGACTTAGATACCTCAGAACCAAAATCGTTATCAAAAAACTTCTCTCCAGGTAATGTATATACAATATTTCTTATGGAACGGGAAATTGCAGACTCATTTTTCAGACCAATGAGGTCATCGTTAAGAGGATTACTCTTAAATGACATGCTAAGGTCTTTATAACCCTGTTTTACCCTTTCTAAAGGCATAAAAAATACTAATTCTAACTTATTTATTACGAATATTTACCTATATTCTGTAATGACCTCATATGACTCAATTTCATTGAGATTTCGGTCATCATCACCTGCTAATCGTTCGAAAAAATCGTTCGAACTTTCCATTGTATCCCTTTTTTTAGGTGTTTTAATGTCGTGATTGATTTCACGAAGCATTTGGACTGGTTCAACTGCCATTTTGACCTCCGTAAGGTAACATTAAGGTAACAAAAAAGGATATCTAGTGTTAATTCCAGATATCCTAGTACATATTGACTATCACTTGTGTTTATTTAGACACCTTTTGTCTCATTTATTGCATCTACGATGATTTGCTTCAATTCTCGACGTTTTTTCTTACCGAGACCCGCCCGTGTATCGATCTGAACCTTCAACCAATAGACAAATGCAAGAACTAAGATGAACTGAATGCCTTCACCCCATGATAAGTCCCATGCTTCATTCAAATCGAGACTCGCCGCAGCGAAAGTGTTAATTAAATTCATTTACCCTGTCCCCTATACTTCTTTTTTGCCTCATTACGAGAGGTTGCCGCATACTTGGTATGTTTACCCGTTCCCTGACGAGTTTTTT